GCCCGCGATGGTGGTGAAGGCCCCGCCGCCGGTCAGGTCGATCTTGACCAGTAGATCCTTGCCGTTCTGCGCACCCATGTGCTCTCTCCGTTTCCTGATTGGTGACGGCCCTCAGGGGCCGGTGATCGGATGAATGGGCTCAGTCCTCGACCCGCGCCCGGAAATAGAGGTCGATCCGCCGCACGTTGGCCTCTTCGACCCGCCGCGCCCGCGCCCTGAGGAACCAGAGCCCCACGAGCCGCCCACGGGCGAGGACCAGGGGCGCATCGGTCAAGGCGTCGGACACCGCCGCCGCAGCCTCCTTCGCCACCTGAAACCCCTGCGCATCGGTCACGACCGACACGGCCAGCTCGTGCTCGGCGCCCCGCCCGGTCTTGTGCGAGGCATCGCGCACAACCTCAGGCCCGATCGAGACGTAAGGCCCCTGCGGCACACCCGGCGGGGCCGCGTCATAGATCGCATCACCCACCAGCGCATCGAGCGCGCTATCCGCGCGAAGCCGCTGGTAGATCGCCGCCTGCAGGGCCGCCGCAGCGCCGTAGCTCATGACCGCACCTCCTCGACCGCGTTCAATGTCAGGTAAAGCCCGCTCGGGTCCGCCTCGCTCACGGCCGTGATGCGGAAGATCCGCGTCCCTTCCCTCAGCCTCTGGTCGGGCCTTGGCCGAGACGGCGCACCTTCGGGCGCACTCCGCACCCGGATGCGGTAGGTGACACCGGAGAGCGTGACCGATTCCCCGGCCCGCTCGCGGGCGCCGACCGGCGTCACTTCCGCCCAGACCTGCCCCAGGGCCTGCCAGACGATGGCATAGCCTCCGGCCCCGTCCGCGCCCCTGATGGCCCCTTCCAGCGTCAGCCGTCGCGACAGCCGGGGCGCCGCTGCCCCCGGCCCGCTCATGCCTCGCCCCCGCCCAGAACCCGCACCGTCCGCCAGCGCGCGATCAGAGCCACGACCCCGAATGGCAGCGTGCCGGGGCCAAGCTCACCCGCATCCGACCGGTGCTCGTGATAGTAGGCCGCCAGCATCAGGACCGCCTGTTGCAGGTCCGCCGGCACATCGGCCCACGTAGGACCGAAGCCTGCGGTAAAGGCTACCTCGGCCGTCCCGTCCATCGGCACGCCCGGCAGGCCCCCGCCCACGCCTGCGATCCTCGGCCGGTGCATGTCGCGGATCAGCCTGTAGCGAGCGGCATCCACCACCGTCACGCCACCGGCCGCATCCTTCAGCACCAACCCCGTGATCGCGCTCACCGGCGCGATCGGCAGCGCCTGCGCCAGGTCGTCGCGCCAGCCCGTCGCCTCCATGACGAAACCACGCGCAAGGATCGCCTTGCCGATCCGCCCCTCGATCGCGGCCATCGCCGCGCGCAGATAGACCTCGGCCAGCCCGTCCTGCACCGTATCGTCGGCAAAGCCCGTGCCCAGCCGCAGATGATCCTTGAACTCCTGCAGGGGCAGCGCCCCGCTCGGCACCGCCGTCACTTCCGTCAGCAGCATGGGCTCCTCCGTCCGCCGTCCCTCGTCCACATTCCCCTTCGGTCGAACCCGCCCGGCCCTCCTGGGCCGGGCAGGCAAGTCCGGCCTTACGAGGTCGCGAACTTCAGCAGCTTGATCGCGTTGAAGTCGGTCACGTCGCCGCCCACGCGCTTCGAGGCGTAGAACAGAACATGCGGCTTGACCGAGAAGGGGTCGCGCAGGACGCGCAGGTCCGGGCGTTCCGCGACGGTATAGCCCGCGTGGAAGTCGCCGAAGGCGATGGCATAGGCATTGGCCGCAATGTCGGGCATGTCCTCGGCCACCAGCACGGGATAACCCATCAGGCGCGACGGCTCACCAAGCTGCAGCCCGTCCGACCACATGAAGCGGCCGTCGGCATCCTTCATCTTGCGCACCGCGCCTGCGGTCTTCGAGTTCATGACGAAGGTCGCATTCGCGCGGTATTGGGCACCCAGCGAATAGACCAGGTCGACGATTGCATCCGACGCATTCGTCGGGGCGAAGTCCGCCGCGCCGCCCGTCGGCACATAGCCGAGCTGACCCCAGGCCCACGAGCCGTTGGCGATCTTGTTGTAGCTCAGGAAGCCCTTCGGCTTGTCGATCCCATCACCCAGAATGAACGCATTCGCCTCGGCGCGGGCAAAGCGGTTGGCGATGCGCTCGGCCAGCCAACCCTCGACGTCGAAGGCCGCGTCGTCCAGAAGCCGCTGGCTCGCACGCGGCATCGCCGCGAGTTCGTAGATGCGGATCGAGATGCGTTCGATCTGCGGCGTCGCGGTTTCGGCGAAGTTGGCCGCCTCGGTCGCCCAGCCGGTGCCAAGATCGGTGCGGTCGATCACCACGTCGAACGACCCCGACTCGACATTGACCACATTCGCGACCGCACGGATCGACGCGGTCGAACGCAGCACGCCACGGATACGGTCCGACATCTGCGGGTTGATGAGGAAGCCGCCGTCGGCGCTGACGGTCGTCGTCATCGCCTTGCCCTCGAGCGTCAGCCCGCGCAGCCCGGCATCCTCGCCCGACCGCAGATAGTCGGCAAATGCCTTCTGGTGCAGCGCGCCGAGGTCGGTCGCGGTCGTGGACAATACCGGGCGGCCCGGCGTGAAGCTCTTGCGATCAAGCATGGTCAGTCGTTCTTCCTGCTGTTGCACTTTCTGGCTCATATCCCGTTGAAATCCCTTGAACTCATCCAGAAGACCCGTCAGGGCCGCCGTCACTTCGGGCTCCGGCGCGTCGGACACGCCTTCCCCGCCCAGGGCCTTCGCCTCGGTTCTCGTCATCACTCACCTCGTCCTTGGGGTTGGTCGGCCGCTCAGTCCGGGGATCCGTCCCGCACGGCCCAGGCCCGCCGCGCCTCGGCAAGCGCCGAAGCCAGCTCCGTCAGGGTGCGCGCCAGGCCGGCATCCGCCTTGGCCGCCACCCTTGCTTCCGGAAGCATGGGGAATGTCACGAGCGACACCTCCCACAATTCCAGCTCGCGCAAGAGCCGCCGGCCCTTCGCGTCCTTCTCGGCCGTGACCGTGCGATAGCCGATCGACAGCCCGTCCATCGCCCCCGCGCCGATCAGCGCGGCGGCCTCGCGACCCCGGTCGACATCCGTCAGGATGCGGCCGGAAACCCACAGACCCTTCAGGTCCTCGCGCACCTCGTCCCAGACCCCGATCGGCTGGGCCGGATCATGCTGCCAGAGCATCCGCACCGTCCCCCCGGTGGCCCGCAGCCGCGCGAGCGACTTGGCATAGGCCCCCGGCTGCACCACGTCGCCGCCCTGGTCCTTCAACCCGAAGATCGAGGCATAGCCCGTGATCCGGACCGCACCCGGGCTTGTCTGGTCCAGCACCAGCGCCGTGTCCGGCCGGCAGAACTTCGTCTCCAGCCCGCTTTCCGCCCTCATGCCCTCGCCCCCTATTTCGGTGAATATTGCAGGATCGACTGCACGGCCTGGCTCAGGATCACGCCCACGACGCCAAAGACCGTCATCCAGAGCCGCTTCTCCACGCCCAGGATCATCGCCTCGATCCGCTCGAGCCGCCGCTCCATCGCCGCGAACTGCACGTCCATGATCTTCTCGGTCGCCTCGAACCGGTGCTCATGCCCGCATTCGAACGGCTCCTTCAGATAGCGCGACCCCGCGCCGGGACCGGCCACCTCACGCCCCTTCCGGCAGTCGCGGCAGGCCCAGCAGAACGCGCTTTTCCCCCTCGGTCAGGAAATCCGCAGCACCCACACGCGCCCAAAGCTGGTCACGCTCGGCCGCCAGCGCCGGCACCTGGTCAAGGTCCGGCCGTATCTCGATCTCTTCGCCCAGATGCGTCGACAGCCACTGCGCCACCGCCGCCGTCACACGCGTGGCAAGCGGCAGGACCGTCAGCCGGTAGAAGGCCCGGTGCGCCTCGGCGTAGTTGGCAAACGTCGCCTCGCCCGGAATGCCCAGAAGCATCGGCGGCACCCCGAAGGCCACGGCAATCTCGCGCGCGGCGGCCTCCTTCGTCTTGTGGAACTCCATGTCCGACGGGCTGAACCCCATCGGCTTCCAGTCGAGCCCGCCCTCCAGCAGCATCGGCCGCCCGGCATTGCGCGCACCCTGGTGGTGCATCTCCATTTCGCCGACCAGCCGGTCATATTGCTCGGGCGACAGCTGCCCTTGCCCGTCGACGCCCTTGAAGATGATCGCGCCCGACGGCCGCGCCGCATTGTCCAGAAGCGCCTTCGACCAGCTCGACGCCGAATTGTGCACATCAACCGCCACCGCTGCCGCCTGCAGGGGCGACAGGCCGTAATGGTCGTCCTGCGGATGGAAGCTGCGGATGTGGCAGATCGGGTCCACATCGGCCGTCATGTCGAACCGGTGTCGCCGCGCGCCGACCACATAGTCGAAGGCGATCGGCCAGCCATCCGCCCCCGGCACGATCGCCATCCGGTCCGACCGAAGCACATGCAGCTCTGCCGGCAGCCCCGGTTCGCCCACCGCCTCCAGGTAGCCGTCCCCGCTCAGCAGGATCTGGCCATAAAGCGCCTCGAACAGTTCCGCCCGCCCCTGCGCCGGATTGGGCCGCCCAAGAAGCGACAAGAGCGGGTGCAGGTCATAGCGCCGGTCCCTGTCCTGACAGACCAGCGGCAGGGCCGCCGCCGCCTCGGCGATCAGCTTGACCGCACGAAAGCCCACCGGATTGCCCGTAAACCCCGCCCGCGTCAGGCTCACCGTGTCGCGCGCACTCCAGGCGACGCGCCCCGACGAGCCCCAGGCCACCACGCGGCCCGTGGCCGAAGCCTTGGTCTCGGGCACGCCTGTCCCGCGCCGGAAGAAACTCCAACCCATCCCGCTCTCCATTCCCGATTCCGCCGGGCCCGCCGCAACGCGTGGCCACAGCCCTTCCCCGACGCGCGAACCCCTCAAAGGCTCCGCATCTGCGGCACGCCCCTGCCGCGCGCCGGCACGATCATCAGATCCGTCAGCGCCCAGACCAGCGCATCGACCCGGTCCGGGCTGCCTCGCCCCTCATAGCCGCCGCGCCCCATCCGGCACATCTGGTCCTCAAGCGCGCCAAGGCCCCGCACATGGGCCACCCGGCCCTGCTCGTAAAGCGCCGCCACCGGCTCGGCCCGCGCGGCCTTGCCCTGCGCCGCCTGCACCTTCGTCACCGGCAGGAAGGCGTCGACCGACCGCATCAGCGCCTCGACCAGCGCCCCCCCCTGGTTCACCTCGGCCACGACCCGGCTCGCGCCATGGCGCCGATAGGCGGAAACCACCGCCTCGGCCCAGGCCTGCGGCGAACCACCGGCCACCGTCGCATCCTCGATCACCCAGGCCCGCCATTCGGACGCCGGCCCATCGCTCTGGACCCCCGCCACCACGATCCCGCATTCGTCGCCACCGGCCTGCCCGGCGACAGACGGATCGACCGCAACCACCACCCGGCTGAAACTCCCCGGCGCCTCGCCCCGCGCCCGCTCGATCACCGCCCGGGTCCAGAGCGCGCCTTCCGCCTCTTCCAGCAGCACCCCGTCCAGCTCCTGCCGCCCAAGCCGCGTGCCGCCATAGCGCGCCCGCACCTCTTCCAGGAACGAGGGCGCGAGCCAGGCCCGGTTCGCCTCGGTCGGCGCCTGCGTCAGGACCGTCGAGGGGTTCTTCAGCACCGCCTTCAACACCTCGACATTGCGCGGCGTCGTCGTGACCACCTGACGCGGGCTGGTCCCGAGCCGCAGCGCGAACTGCAGCATGTCCCAGGTCTCGGCCGCCCGCTTCCACTTCGCCAGCTCATCTACCCAGGCCGCATCGAACTGCGGCCCCCTCAGGCTCTCCGGGTCATGCGCCGAAAAGACCTGCGCCACGGCCCCGTTCGGCCAGACGAGCCGCCGCCGCGTCGCCTCCCAGACCGGGCGCCGGTCGGGCGGCGTGCAGGCAAGGATGCCGCTGTCGCCAAAAACCATCACCTCGCGTGCCTGGTCGACCGTTTCCGACACCAGCGCCACCCGCCGCGCCCGACCGGGGTCCGCAGGCCCCGCCCCCTCGACCTCGGCCCTGACCCATTCTGCCCCGGCCCGCGTCTTGCCCGCTCCGCGCCCGCCCATGATGACCCAGGTCTTCCAGGCCCCCGGCGGCGGCAACTGGTGCGGCAGCGCCCAGACCTCGAACAGCCACGGCAGCGACAAGAGCGCGTTGGGGCTCAGCCCGTCAAGAAAGCTCTCGACCTCCTCCTGCGTCGCGGAGGCGAGCCAGGCGCCGCCCGACCTCAGCCCGCGCTGCATCAAGGTCGAGCGCTCCGTCTCCGCCCCGCCGCTCGCCGTCGGCGCCGCCTGGGCCCCGGTCTTCAACGTCCGTCGTCCCAAACCCGGCCTCCTCTTCCAACAGAAGCCTCAGCGCGGCACGCAGGTAGCGCGCCCCGCCTGACCCCTCACGCCT